CAACCTACGTTAGCTACTCGTAAAGATGGACAGTTATGGATCCTGTCTAATGCTGGTATACCTGGTAAAAGCGAACTACTACAGCATTACCGCGAGGTAGCTCACGCGAACATAAACGATAAACAGACGCGGCTAGCCTGGTTCGAGTGGTGTCCACGCGAGGAGAAATTCGATTATATGGATGAGTCAGTATGGGCGCAGTCGATACCCTCTTTAGGTGAATCTAATGGCGTGTTAATAGAAGCTGTAAGGGAAGCTGCTAACACGAACAGCCCAGAGATATTTACTAAAGAGTGGCTAAACGTATGGCCTGCCAGAGAAGCCGTAGCTGTAATAGACGTAGATCTATGGGATAGCCTGGCTCGTACCGATATAACCATAGGTAATAAAATTGTCTTAGGTGTAGATATATCTAGGGAGCGCGATAAGTCCTCTATAGCTGCATCTGGTTTAGTCAGAGAAAAGACGCCAGTAGAAATAATTGAGGCTAAAGACGGCGCTAACTGGGTACTACCACGTCTTATAGAAATTGCTAAAAAATGGAACGCGCCAGTAGTTATAGATACTGGATCTCCAGCCTCCTCGATGATAGGTGAGCTTGAAAATGCAGGCGTAGGCGTAATTAGCGTAGGCCTTAGAGACTATGCCAGAGCCTGCGGATCCTTTTACGACGCTGTACAGGCTAAAAGCATATGTCACCTAGACGACCCTAATCTTAGACAAGCTATCGTAGGATCTAGTAAAAGAGCCTTAGGTGATTCCTGGGCTTGGTCGAGAAATAGTACAAATAACATTACGCCGCTGGTCGCTGCAACACTGGCACGATATGGCGTAGTAAACGAACCGACAGAGATGCCAGTACAAAGGAGCAAGATCTACTAATGAAATATATACCGCTAACGCTGCAACTTTTAGGATCTATAGCCATAACCGCAGGTGCGTACTTAATTTATGCGCCATCTGCGATAGTATTAGGAGGGTCTTTTCTAATGCTCTTTGGTATTGCTATGGAGAGAAGGAATAAATAATGCTAGGACGACTACTCAAACGGCAAATACAGCCGTCTGTAGTCTATACGTCATCTGGATACGTAGACTCGTTAGGTAGAGTAGGTAGAGCTTTCCAGGCTAACTGGTCTGGTACTTACGTCGATACTAATACGGCGCTAGGCGTACCAGCAATTTATCGCGGTGTTACATTAATTGCAGATGCTATAGGCGCACTAGGTTTACATAGTTACCGTAATGGACGTATCGTTAAACCAACACCGCAGATATTAATTAAACCGAATCCGCAAGAGACGCGCATTGAAACTATTAGCGCTATGGCTGCCTCTTTAATTTTAGATGGTAATTACATAGCTGTACTAGGTGAACGTGGCGCTAATGGATTACCTGATATGTTTTATCCTGTTGCTATTGATCGCGTTAATCTTAATCGCGTAGATGGTCGTATAGTTTATAGAATTGATGAGCAAGTTTACGAGGCAGATGACATATTACATATTAAAAACTTTACGCTACCTGGTGAGTTTTTTGGACGAGGAATAGTAGAGACACAAAAACAGGCAATAGGTAAAGAGATAGCTATAAATGAGTACGCCTCACGTTACTTCGATGGCGGTGTTAATCCTACAGCTGTAATTAAATCTGGTAATCCTGATTTAACGCAGGAGGAGGCAGACGCTCTTAAAACAGCCTGGCTATCTATGTATAGCGGTCGTAATCGTCAACCTGCGGTATTAAATTCGACGACTGACTTTGAAATACTTTCATCTAACGCGCAAGAGTCACAATTAATAGAGGCGCAGATACAGGGACTTACAGAGGCTGCCAATATTCTAGGATTACCAGCATATTATTTAGGTGCGCCTAATAGCTCTCGTACTTACGCTAACGTAGAGCAAGAAAATCTACAGTTAGTACGATGGTCAATACAGCCTATCGCAGAAAGAATAGAGCAGGCGTTATCGGAATTATTAGTGAGAGGCCAGACAGCTAAATTTAATTACGACACGCTACTACGTACAGATACGCTATCGCGTTATCAAGCTCACGCAGTAGGTCTTACTAACGGCTTCTTAACTGTAGATGAGGTGAGAGATATGGAAAATAGAGACCCTATCCAGGGTATAGATGACGAGCCTATTGACACTATCGAGGCTCCAGAATATGACGAGGAGGATGAATTAGACGTATGAGTACTAATGAAATCCGCAGCTACGCACTAGACCTAGAAATACGCGAGGATGAAAATGGAGGCCGTACTATTTATGGCATCGCTGTCCCATATGACAAAGAGCAACGCGTAAGCGGTGACACTACTGAGGTCTTTAGACGTGGGGTTTTTGCCGATGTTATTAAGGCAGCCCATCGAGTAAAATTATTACGTAATCACGATACTAAATCTGTAGTAGGCAGAGCTACGCTTCTACGTGAGACAGACGAGGGACTTTACGCGGAATTTAAGGTAAGTCGCACACGCGAGGGAGATGACGCGCTAGAGCTAGTCAAAGATGGCGCACTAGATCAGTTATCGATAGGTTTTATGCCTATTAAGAATCGTAAACGTACAGACGGCGTTATAGAGAGATTAAAAGCTCATTTAGCAGAAGTATCCTTAGTTACTTTTGGAGCTTATGGAGATCTAGCCCAGGTTAACGGCGTACGCTCTCAGGAGCCAATAGGCACACCTCGGCTGGATGCAGCTAAGGCGATTTTAGATGCCATACAGCATCGTAAATAACCATCCTGACTGTGATGGTTATGCAGTCGTAAAAGACTCTAATAATGAGCTTATCGGCTGTCATAGGACAGAGGCGCAGGCGCAGGATCAATTAACGGCAGTAAATATAGCTGAGTATGGCGAAAGAGCTTTACCTCAAAATTACAGACCTGCCGATAGTCCAGATGTTCCAGAGGGTCGTAACTGCGGTAACTGCGGTTTTAACGTCGAGGGATATTGCATTAAATGGGACGATGAGATAGCTGCTAATTATTACTGTAATGCCTGGCAGCCAATAGCAGAGCGACAGGAAAGCTATAAGCCTACAGCTGCTATGAGAGCAGAAGCTCAAAGAGGCCTAGACTGGCGTAGCGAATATGGTCGCGGTGGGACGGCTGTAGGTATTGCAAGAGGACGAGATATAGCAGCTGGTAAATCTTTACCACTCGATACAGTTTTACGTATGCGCTCTTTTTTTGCACGTCACGAAGTGGACAAACAGGGTAAAGGATTTAGTCCAGGTGAGGACGGTTATCCTAGTAACGGCCGTATAGCGTGGGCGCTATGGGGTGGAGATCCTGGAAAATCGTGGGCAGATAACATAGCTAAGAAAAACGAAACTAGGACAGATAGAGCCTTAGCCATATTAAAACTTTTACGCAAAATATAGTAAGATATAAACAGAGTAAGACACCTCGATTTAACAGGTGCGACACCTCGCATAGTGCGACACCTCGCCACGTTACAGATCGACACCTCTACGACAAATAATTAACTTTTATTCTAGGAGAGTAAAACGTGGGAAATAACTTTTTAGACGGTCTACGCGAAAAGCGCGAGACCAAGACCTCTATGATCCAGACGATCGTAGACCGCGCCGCGGATGAAACACGCGACGTGTCAGAAGTAGAGCTAGCTAATATTGAAGCTCTAAATTTAGAAGTAAAGAAGCTCGACGAAAGAATTGAGCAGATTTCAGATATGGAACTACGTAACGCTAAGGCTGCAGATCTAGCCGCTAAGGTAGATAGCACAAAGCCAGCTAGCGAAAAGCGCGAAGCTATTAAAGTAGTTAGCGAACCTGTTACATATTCACAGCGCAGCGAGTACAGCTTCTTAAGTGATGCCGTAAAAGCTCATTTCAACACTGACGTAGATGCAGCGGATCGTATTCGCCGCCATCAACAAGAGATGAACGTAGAGTATCGCGCAGCTGGAACCTCCAATTTTGGCGGTTTAGTAGTGCCACAGTATTTAGTAGATCTATATGCGCCTAAGCTACGCGCTGGTCGTCCCTTTGCAGATGCATCACGTAAGCACACGCTGCCACCGCAGGGTATGTCGGTCGTATTGTCTCTAATTGGAACTGGTACTGCAGTCGCAGCACAAACATCACAAAATACAGCGGCTGTATCTACAGATCCTCAGGACAGTACACTTACAATTAACGTAAACACTGTCGCAGGTCAAAACAGCGTTTCTAAGCAAGCGCTACTACGTGGATATAACCTAGAGTCGATCGTATTGACTGACTTGATGCGTGCATATCACACAGAGCTAGATAACTTGCTATTTAATGGAACTGGATCTAATGGACAACCTCTAGGAATCCAGAATATGACTACAGGAATCTTAGTAACCTACACTGCTACCACTGGTACAGTCGCAGGCCTATATCCTAAGTTAGCTGACGCTATTCAACAGATCCAGAGCAACGTATACGCATCACCTAACGCGATTATTATGCATCCACGTCGTTTAGGTTTCCTACTTGCTGGTCTAGATAGTCAGAATCGTCCGCTAGTCGTACCGACTGCGTATAATCCTGTAAATGCCATTGGCTCAGGTGAGGGATACCCTAACTACGGTAATAACTCAGGTTATTCAATTCTCGGTCTACCAGTCATCACAGACGCAAATATTACTACTGCGGCTGGAACTGGTACTAACCAAGACACTATCCATATCGTCGACCTCAACGAGTCTCATCTATTCGAGGAGACTGGTAGTCCGACATACGTTACGTTCGAGGAACCAAATGGAAAGGTCGCGCTAAATATCGTTATGTACGGTATGTTTGCATATACCTCTCTACGTTATCCTAAAGCGTTCGCACAAATTAACGGAACTGGATTAGCTGCACCTAGCTTCTAGTGCTAATAAAACCATCTGGGGGGCTGCGGCCTCCCAGTGGTTATAACCATCCAGGATCTAAGGGGCGTGCTATGAGTGATATTAGAAAACACTTTAGTAATGACCTATTCTCGAAAATACCTGTCCCTATTGACGATGAGGCTCCTGGATGGCTATAACTAACGGTTACACCACGCTTAACGCGATGAAAACTTTTTTAAGTATTGCAGATAGCTCAGACGACACATTATTAGAGGGACTTATTGAGTCAGCCTCTCGCAGTATTGATCGTATCGCTAACAGACGATTTTATTTAGATGCCGCAGCGTCAGCGCGGCAGTATCGCGCTTACAGTGAGCTATTTACTTACGTCGATGATATTGGAACTAGTAGCAGTCTCGTAGTAAAGATAGACGATGATGGCGATGGCGTTTTTGAGACTACGTTAACGTTAAATACAGATTTCTTATTAGATCCTCTTACTGCCTCGTCTTTAGGTAGGCCTTTTACTCAGCTTACAATGGTTAACACCTCTTACGTCTGGCCTATATTTCCTGGCCTGTTTAGTAATGGTCTACGTCCAGGCGTTCAGGTTACTGCTAGATGGGGATGGCCAAGCGTGCCAGATGATATAGAGACAGCCTGCCAGATTCTTACAGCTGATTTATATAAGCGTAAAGACTCTCCAGGCGGCATCTTAGGTTTAGGAGATCTAGGAGCTGTTCGTATGAGTCCATTAGGTAGAGACGTAACCGCGATGGTAAGAGCCTATAAAAAAGAGGTAGTCGCTTAATGGTTCCATCAACAGTACGCGCTAATCTTAAAGCGCGACTAGCAACTATTACAGGGTTAAAAACTTACGATTATATTCCAGATTCTGTTAACGTCCCAGGTGCGGTAGTAGGCCAGTTAGACCTAAATTTTGACGCTACCTTTAATCGCGGTTTTGATAACGCTACCTGTACAATACTTTTAATTGTAGGACGTATGAGCGAGTCAGCTGGACAGACAAAGCTAGACGGTTATCTAGCGTCAACAGGTTCTACCTCGGTAAAAGCCGCGATCGAGGCAGATGCAACACTGAGCGGCGCTGTTCAAACCCTGCGCGTAACATCCGCTACCGCTGGATCTGTACAGGTGGCTAGTATCGATTACCTTGCGTATCGGTATAATGTCGAATTGATCGGCTAAATAAAAGGAGAAATAAATGGCGATCTTTATGGGTAACAAAGTAGCTGTAATCGCAGGCACTACAACTATTACCACTTTCGTTAGCGCGGTCAGCCTGTCGCGAGAAATAGATAGCGTGGAAATAACAGCTATGACAGATTCGATCCAAAATCTCATAGGTGGGATTGAACGTCCTAGCGTTACTTTAGAGGTGTTTAACGATTTTGCTGCAAATAGCGTTAACTCGCTTTTTGAGGATGCACTAGGTTCAAAATTAGCTATTCAGCTAATTCCAGTCTCAGGCACTGTAACAGCGACTAACCCTCGCTACTCTATGTCTGTGTTGGTAGCACAATGGCAGCCAATTAACGGCTCTACTGATGCTCCAATGACTGCATCTATTACGCTTCCAGTAACTGCTCTAACTAAAGCTACATCTTAATTAACTAGAATAGGGGACATAAATGGCTACGCAATTAATTAAAGTAACTAAAAAAGACGGTAAAGAGGTAAATTACGAGCTTACGCCAGCGGCTAAGGTGGCTTTTGAGAGTCACTTTAAGACTGGATGGCGTAAGCGACTAATTGATGAGCAGATGGAAAGCGATCTCTGGTGGTTCGCGCATTATTTAATTACTGCTAAAGGTGAAACTACAGCGGCATTAGATGAGGATTTCTTAGATCAGTATAAAGATGTAGATTTTGTTATTGACTCAAAAAATGGATAGACCGACGCGGCGACATATGGGAGGTCGCAGCTGTGTCGGTAGCGACAAGTATCTCACCTAATGAGCTACTAAAATGCGACCCTGCTATATATGCAGCGATAAAGTTTATCCTGCAGGAGCAGGCTCAGGCGCGTAATAAACCGCGTTCGATGAAAGGGAGGCGCTAGTGGCTCGTACCCCTACATATCGCGGCGCTGTCGTAGTAAATGATTTTAATAAATTGATTAAAGAGCTACAGGCTTTAGATCCTAAATTACGTAAGGATTTTAGTAAGGCGTTAAATGCGGCTGCTAAACCTTTACGTGATACTGCTAAATCCTTTGTACCAGCAGACGTTACTAATAGCCAAGGATCACCTATTTTCAGACCTACGCCTCCTACCTATGTCACGCCATCCTGGATAGAGGATAAGGTACATAGGTCAAGAGATCCTTTAAGATGGACTTGGCAACCTGCAGAAATAAAGGCAGGAATAAAAATAACTAGATCTCGTAAAGGTAAAGCGCCATACGGTTTTAATAAGACTGCCTACTCAGCTTTAGCCGTAGTAAATAGTAAGCCTGCAGGAGCCATATACGAATTAGCAGGCGC